AAAGTACAACCTTAGCTGCAGAACACCTGACTACAGTTTTTGGCAGAATTTCAGGTTCAGGATATGGCGGTTCTTCTGGTACTGTTTGTTCTATTTATCTTGCTGGAACAGATAGTGGTATTAAAATTGATGCCGAACTTTAATTATGACTTATAAAAAAATTACACCTCCAAATGACCCAAATGGTAATCCTTTACCAGAACAAGTAATCAAGAGAACAACTGATGGAGCTTTTATTCCATTTGACGAAGCAAACACCGATTACCAAGAGTTTCTCCAGTGGAAAGCTGACGGAGGAGTTCCAGAAGAGGCTGACTAATTAACCTTTTCTTGCATCTGCCTTGTCATTATCCCCATAGTGACGTAGAGAGGGGATAGGGCTACAATAAGCAGTAATACAAGCACACTTGTAAAAGATAGTGCTTTTAAAATTGCAAATTTAATCATGTTTACAAAAATAACACAAGCATTATCTATTCTCTCATTCTTGTTATCTGCGTCAATGGCTGGAGGTGGTTACTTTGCATACAGATACTTTTCTTCGCCACAGTTTAAAACCAAAGTTATGAATGAGGTAATGCAAGAAGTACAAAAAATATTACCAGGACAGATTAATAAAAAGTTACCATCTGTTACTGGTAAGTCTTTGCCTTTTTAATGGAAATACCTGAGATACATATTCGAGAAATATATATACCTGATATACCAGAACCATATAGCCAACATTATATAAATATTGCAAAGCCACCAGATATTGATGTTCCTGGTTGTACTTATCAACATCGTGATATAAAAAATACTGGTAATCGTAATTTACTATTAGAAGATCCTAATGGTGTATATACAACGTGTGATTTTGCATTTCCTAGTTTTATTCCTCTTGACTATACACCTGAGAATCTGGTCATTACAGAAGAACTTCCTGTCACAAATGAACCTCCGCCTTTACCAGAAACAAAACAACAAACCATACCAAAACTACCAAAAGATAAAGATATTGAGTTAGAACCCTGTCCTGGTAAAAAAGATCAAAGGGTTGGAGACTTTCGTAACGAAAAACGATTGGAACGTGTTATAGGTCATAAAAGAGGAGAAGATGGGATTGAATGTATAACTCTCTATGAAAACGTCACGTTTGTCGATTCTATACTCCCAAGTCCTAGTGCTGCTCTTAATGTCGCTACTATTTCTCTCATTGCTGCCTCAAGTCCATTACTTTTGGGTGTACTCAAATCATTAAGTAAGACCGTTTTTAAAAAGATTCTTACTAAATCTAAGAAAGATAAAGTAGAATAAAAGAACCCTGTTCGACAAGGCAATGGATAGGGTGTCTAGGTAGGCAAGTTAATACCCGTGCTTGTCTACTGCTTAATTTTGTGAGTATGTGGGATAACTTGATTTGGTGGAACTGTTACTACAATATCTTCACAGGTAACAGCACTAGGAGTATTAGGTTTGAAAGTAACACCTAATCTCGCTTGCTCGGCACATATTTTTAACCTATGTAAACTAATCTCTAATTTGGTCTTTTTATACAATAATTCTTGATTTTTAATATTTATTTCTGTTGCTTTATGACAAAGTGCTGGAGACTTTCCTAATGGAATATTCAGTTGAGCAGAGATACCATAATTTAAATTAAAGTTTTCTTTTTCAAATCTGGGAGTTTCTTGAACATACTTTATTTCACCTGTATTCTCGTCATAGATATTTTGTCTGGTAACAGTTTCTCTCGGTAAAGAAAATGTATGAGAGTCAGTTACATATGGAGTTATCGTAAGACTAGGAGAAGCACAGACAATACCTTGACTCATTCTGAAAGAAGGCATTGATGATGGAGTTATCATTGTTGCGTTATTATTTACAACACCTTGAGCATTAGAACTAGGACTTGCAACTGTTGTATTAGCTAAAACTTTTGTAGGACAAAGAAATAAAGCTATTGCCCAAAGGTAGTTGTAGTTTCTACTGTGGTGCTTGTATTTATTGTTCTTTGTATTGTCGTTACTGTGTCTAATCCTGGTGTTA